GGAATTTTTGTGCAATTTGTAATCGTATTTCAGCCTTTTTTCTTGTTGTTTTTTAACATCATTCAGCTCGGAATTTGTTAATAAATATATTTTCCTCCGTTTCGATTTTGTATAAAAAAGATACTCCCGCTGAACACTTTCAGCAGGAGTATCACAACACAAAAACTAAACTAGACTTAATCTTGTGAATGTGATATTTCCTGCTGAAATTCAATTAATTATAGATGTTGACTTTTAGCCGACTGGAATAAAAGTGGAATATATTTTTAATATGATATTTCTCAATATTGCAATTTAGCTTTCTGCATGAAAAATATTTGTATGTTTGCAACAAAAAGCGATATGTTTAAGAAACTGAAATTATCTGAAATTGCAATTAGAGGAATCATATATCAAATGAGATACCTTATCAGTGAAAAGAATGCAAGTGATGAAATGCTTGTATGGCATTTGAAAAACATTCTTTCTGATTTAGGTATAAAAGTTGATTATATTCCTGAACCTCCGCCATGGAAAAAGAAAAGGGAATAAGTCATATCATTGTGGCAAATCTTTAATTTCATTTTCCACAGCAAATCTTATACCTAATTTTATAATTGATTGTACGTCATCTGATGCTCCTTTTATTATGATGTTTTTAAAAAAACATTCAGATCCTAATTCGATATAAAGTCTGCCGAAAATTTGTTTTGCACAAAATGTTGCCATTGATTTTATACTTGACATATCAATAGTAACTTTATTATTTAATGGCTCATTTTTCTTAATCTCATTGTATATTTTTGCTCCAGTGTTTTTATCACTTATGATTGGAGAGTAGTCTTTTAAATCTATTGTATTCATTGAAAATTTATTTTTAAATCGTTAAACTCTTCAGATGTAAAATCTTCTATGTCAGAGAGCGTTTTGGGGGTAGATAATCGTAAGAACATGTAAATTATGGTTCCTTTCCAATATGAACACTCTCCTTTTGTAAATTTACCAAAATTGTTTAGATAGTATGCTCCTTCTGAAAAGATATATAATCTTCCTTTTGATAAATTTGTTATTTGGTTTAAAATCCATAATCCACACCCCATGTGGTCTGTATCTTTTTTAGAAGTAACAAATTTCTCCATAGCTTTAGCGAGAATGTCATCCTTTGAGTATAATTTGTTTAGTACAGGTTTTAGAGTTGATATTATTCCATTTCCTGTATCTGCACATATTATCTCCGCATAATCAGAGTTTCCGTTTGCTACAATAATGGATTTTGTATCTTCTACTGCATGTTCCCAAAAGTTTAATAATATTTCACTAAAACATTGCAATATCATTGATGAAACCTTGGTTTTGTCTATATTCCTTTCTTCAGGAATATTCTTGTAATATTCTTCTATTTTAGGAAGGAAGTCATCTTTAATCTTTTCCTTTGAGAATTTATCTTTTCTTAATAATGCTACTGGTGCTATAAAAAACTCGCCCTTAATTTTAAAGTCAAGTTTCTTGTAGTTTGCTTTTTTTTCTTTGATGTATGCTTGAAGTAAATCCCAAAAATAATATTCCATCAATTTATCTTCAACTAAGTCATTAGCACTTAGTTTTGATTTGCAAATACAATTATGTTCAACAGCAAATTCAATTATTTTATAGTTTAATAGAAGTCCTGTAAGGTCTATGTCTTCTATTTCAAGCATATTAAATACAACATCTGGTTCAAATTTGTTTTCCAAAGAGAATATTTCCTCAACGGCTTTAAGAAATTTAAAAATCTCCCCAATAGTACAAATCCTGGGTATTTTAATTTCTCTGCTCATTGTAGTATTCCTTTAATAGTTTTTTTATTTCTGATTCTTTTTGTACGTCTCTATTATTGTTGTTTGCAATCCCTTTATAATAATCAGAGAATTCTATAAGTTTCTCAAATATATTTGAAGGTAAGATAAGTTCGTTGTCTATAATTTTATTTGTGAAGCTATTAACCTCTGCTATTCGTAATGGATTGGTATTTTCAAATTTTCTGATATTAGAATATAAATCCTTGATTATGCATAGCCTTTCTCTGTTGTATTCATCTTTTTTGTTTAGCTGATACATCAGAAAAGTTAGAACACATGTTAATACAACAGAATAAACTCCACCTATATAATCTCCAAAAAATGCCCAATTCTCTGGATTGTTACTTATGGCATGTCCCATGAAGTTTAATAAATAGACTACTATGGGAATCGCTGCTATTATACAGTAAATATATTTCATATTAATATTATTACTTTTCTGTTTCCAATGCTTTGTTCAGTTCTTCTTCAGATACTTCTTTTTTCAATAGCCAGTGGTATACGTTTTGATTTCCCATTGTGACTGCATAAGCTTGTACAAATTCCCATCCTTGTTTTCCGAAGTAGTTCATTGCATCAACCATAGAATTGAATTCTATATTCTTCCCGTTTTCGTCTTTCATATATGATATGCCTTTCCAGAAAGACGTTTCCTGGCCATAGTCAACTTGAACTTTAACTTTGTTGCTCATTAGTTTTGTAGTCCCAACAAGTTCGCAGTAAATATAATTTTCTGCATAAAGTCCAACTGTACTAATAATAAGTGCAAGTGCGATAAAAATAAATCTTTTCATATTATCCTATTTTACGTTCATTATTAGCTATTATCAGTTCCGCTTCCAGTTCCTTGATTCTTCTTTGAAGGTTGTTGATGGTGTCCTGCTGGAAGGCTATTGTGTCAATCAGCTTGCTTAATCTGTCGTTTTCGTTTGAAGCAGTTGGCTGTTCAGATGTCAGCAGCATTTCTCCATTACCGCGAAGAAGCCATTCTGCCGAGATTTCAGGGTTGTTTTCTAATACCGCTGAGATGGTAGTTAGACTTACTTCTCTGGCTCCACTGAGTTGTCTGCTTAATGTGTTTTGAGCAATACCGCATTTTAAGGCAAAAGCCCTATCAGATAATCCCATTTGGGAAATTATACTTTTCAATCTTTCAATCATGATGGTGCTGTTATTTTCTACTTAAATGTTAAATAATACCAAACGGGATAATATAAACTATATTCTGTTTGCATATTATCCCAAATGGGATTACCTTTGCAATACAATCAATCACACATACAAAAATAGAAATTAAAACGAATAATTGAAAATGAAAACTGATGAATTTTTCTACGAAAATGAAGCTGAAAGTATTAAAGCTGACATCGAAAAAGCAAAGTCTATGACAGAAGAAGAGATGCAATCTTACTTCAATACAGACGACAGCAAGGAAGATTTCATAAGTTTTCTTGAAGATGAACTCAAAGTTGCTGAAAGCCACATTGAAAATGATGATGATTTCAGCAGCGTTGACCCCGGCTTTGCAAGTGAAGCCGATTATTTGAGATACAAATTTGCGTAATAAAAACCTCACTAAAAGTCAAAACCATTATGGAAATTAAACCAACCAAGTATCAGCCAGGACAGAAAGTCTGGACACTTATAGGAATGAAGGCTGAAGAGAAAACAATCAAGGGGATAAATATCTCTGTGGACTCTAATGGAGTACAGAAGAACTACTATTACATGTTGACTCCAAAAGAAAAGGAATGGTCCAGTGAATCATTTGTAACTTATTCAGAGAATGAGCTTTTTACTTCCAAGGAAGAGTTGAGAATGAGTGTTTTCGGTGATTGACAAATCAAATCCCGGTGTGGCCTGACCGCCTATCCGGGAACAATAGAGAAGAGTTCCTTGACATCTTTTGGCTGACGGACATACTGGTATGGTATAGTAATTCACCGTGGATAACGGGCGGTCCGACAGAGTGTAGAATTGTAGCAATTCGGCCTATTGTAATAGGTTTTACGATATGATATAGCTGGAGTAGCTTAACGGTAGAGCGCAACACTGGGTTATAAAAAATAGATGAATGCAATAATGATTATCGTTGATGAAAGGGTTCGACTCCCTTCTCCAGCCCTAATTCAAATTAGTTTGTTATGGTTATAGATAATTCGATAGAAACTGCCGAGTCATTGAAAAATCTATTTGCAATGCTTTATTTTGTGGCAGCATGGGCATTCGGCATGGTTTCTCCATGCCTTGTTTATGAAATATGGAAATCGTGTAAGGAAGAGCGACCTTTTGATTTTAACGGAGCCAATTATTGGTGTCCTATTGCGATTGTGATGTTGGTCATTTCTTCTGTATTATGTATGATTTCTTTTTTCTTTATGATTGCTGAGCTTCTTTTGAGATTCGTTAATTGCTTGGATTAATCAATTTTCTGTAGTCTCTTCAAATTTCGTGAATGCTTCCTCGTATTTATTGATTTTATCGGGGTATGGCAAATCCTTTCTGTATATTATGTCTCTGAGTTCATCATAAAGCAGTGAGGAACTTTGTACGAGTGAATCATATTTTTCATAAAGTCCTTTATCAAGGTAGAAATGCAATTTCAGGTTCTTGTTTTTCATGTCAATAAGAGGCTCATAAGCTATCTTATTCAATTCAAGGATGTCTGTTTGCCCATTGAGGATGTCAATCAGGTTGATGTTTCTCATTGCTGCCTTGTATGAAAGAAAAGAGTCGAGGAATTCTGATATGGAATTGACGGAGTTTGAGTAGAAGGTTTTGAATTTTAGTTCTTTTTTTCTGATACTCAACTTGTAAAGTTCTCTGATAAAAAAGAATATAATTCCTACTAGTAATGATAAGGAATCTAAGTGGTTAAGAAGAAGTTCGATAAAATGTTTCATAAATCTTAATTTTTTAGTTTGACAGCGTAAAATTAAGAAATCCCTCCGGAGAAATCCCATGATTATAAAATTCCGGAGGGAACATTCCGAGGTTGTTTAATGGCAGAACGGCACCAGTCTGAGGGCATAAGGATTTTTGGTGCAGGTGGCGGTTCGAATCCGTCTCTCGGAGCGAATTAAAATTTAGTTGTTATGAGAATTTTGTCATATATCTGGTTTGCCATATTGTCTTTTAAAATACTGGCACCGTTTATCTGGTCATTGGCCGTAACATCCTGCTCTTTGGGCTTGTTGTACAGCGCACTTTCTACTCAGGGAAAGTTGCAGGGATTCTGGACGCTTGTGTGCGTAATATTTGTTGTGTGTTCGTTTAACTTGAATGTTGTAACGTGGAAGGAGATATGGAAAAAGTAGTTGAAAGAAAACCTGTTATTGCTACCCTTCGTAACATGAAGGTTGGCAGTGATGAGGTGTTCAATATTGACCAGAAGATTACGGTCATGAATACGATAACTTGCCGTCTTGATAAGGAGAGACGTAATGGTATGAAATGGACTTGCATTTCAGATCGTGAAAAGGGAGTAATAATTGTAACGCGTGTTAGCTGATGGTGTTCGAATTAAATGGGAAGTTTATGACTACAATATTGTCAGATAATACAGCAGGAATGATTCTTGAGAACATACTTCTTGCAATGGAAGGAATAAAGTTCAGCAAGTCTCAGGCATCAGGAATAGTCGGTTCCGAGAACCGGTTGGAAAAGCTTGTTGAGAGCGGTAAGATACGTGCTGAGAAGAAGGCAGATTGTCAGAACGGAAAATGGTTCTGCAATGGTGCTGATGTGTTAAGGTACTGTTCGTACAAGAAGAGACATAAAAAAAGGAACAAGTCTAAAAGCCTGTGAAGGTGGTTATTTTCTACATAAATGTTTACGTTTTAATTTCTTGGTGTACGGACTGGCTTGTGAAAGTCGTCCGTACTATTTTTTTCCTGGGCACTTGGTCTAATGGTAGAACATCGGCATAATTCCATTCCATGTTTGTTTGTTAGTGTTAGAAATCTCTATTGTTAGTCGAAGATGCGGGTTCGATTCCCGTAGTGCCCACAATTTACATCGTGTTCCGGTGTGTGTTTTTCATAGTCATTTTAGTCCGAAAGCCTATTCGGGGGTACGCCAATGGCACCGTGTCGGAACTTCGGACTCTATGGTATCGTGGCGGAATTGGTAGACGCGTCTCAAAGTGAGATGGCATAAGGTTGAGAGTGGCCATGTTAAAGCCTTTGTAAGTCCTTGCAGGTTCGATTCCTGCCGGTACCACAAACCTTTGAAAGAAATCCGTTATTGAATCCGAAAGTAGGGCGAAGATAGCGCAGGGTTTCATCCGCGCAGCATCGGTTAGCCGTTGACTCTATCTGAAAGGTAACGCGAAATCGGAAAGGATTGATTGTGTGTGATGTGCCCTGGGGAATACGCCCCAGGGTTTTATTTATCATAATGAGAACAAAGGTTAAGGCGTAAAAATGGCGAAGTTTCGGATTGCAAAACTTGACTATCTGAACTACCTTTACAGATGTAAAGAACTAAAAGTCAAACCATTAATATTTTAATTATGGCTGAAAGAAAAGCTAAAACAGACGTTCCTGAAAAAGATAATCAGGAAGAAAAACAGGAAGAAAAAGAAGTGCAACAGACACTTTCTGACAAAATTGTGAACATAAGAACCCTGAGAGCAAACGAGATTGAATGCCGAATAGGTACAATCAATGAGAAAGGATGCACATTGTTGCTGTACAAGGATGCCCGTGTGGATATGAGACTTCTTGATGAGGTGTTTGGACCAATGAACTGGAAGAGAGACCACGAAGTTGTGAACGGAAACCTATTCTGTACCATATCAATCTATGATGAAAAGAAAAAGGAATGGGTGAGCAAGCAGGATGTCGGAACTGAATCCAATACGGAAAAGGAGAAAGGTCAGGCTTCCGATGCATTCAAGCGTGCCGGATTCAACTGGGGGATTGGTCGAGAACTTTACTCGGCACCTTTTATTTGGGTAAAACTTGAATCAAACGAAATCTTTAAGAGCACTTCGGGAAAATGTTCTACTTATACTAAGTTCTCTGTAAGTGAGATTGAGTATGACGAGAACAGAGAGGTTAGTAAATGTATCATTGTAGACAACAATGGTGTGATAAGATACCAGTTCCCTATGCCAAAGGAAAAGAAGTCTGAAAAGACTCAGCAAAATTCAAGTGTATTTTCCGGTAAACAGCTAAAGGAAGCGATTGATGAAGTAAGGGTATGTAAGAGTCGAGCCGAAGTTAATGCTGTGTGGAAAAAATACGCTGCTATGCAAAACAATCTTGAGTTTAAGAACGAGATTCAAACAATGTGTAAAAGATTTCCAAAATGATAGAGTTAGTTAAGTCAGGTGTGGTTTTCAATGAAGAGAACCACACCTATTTCCTGGGCGACAAGCAGCTTTCAGGAATAACGGGAATGATTAAGAGACAGTTGTTCCCGGATAAGTATAAGGATGTTCCTCAGTTCGTCTTAGAAAGGGCTGCAGAAAGGGGAACAAAGGTTCATCATGACTGCCAGTTTGCAGACGTTACAGGATTTGAGCCTGAAAGCCAGGAGGCAGTCAGTTATATTATGATACGTACTGGTGCCGGTTATTCTGCACTTGACAATGAATACACTGTATCAGATGAAGAGCACTTCGCTTCAAACATTGATTGTGTATGGGAGAAGGATGGCACTATAGCACTTGCCGACATCAAGACAACGTATAAGCCGGATATTGAATACCTCGAATGGCAGTTGTCAATATATGCGTACCTGTTCGAAAAGCAGAATCCTGAGCTGAAGGTTTCTAAACTGTACGGTGTATGGCTTTACAATGAAAAGTCAGAGCTTATTCCACTTGTCCGAAAATCTGACGTGGAGGTCAAAAGGCTGTTGCAGTGTGAGATTGAGGGAACACGTTACCTTGATACTGAAACTGCACTTGAACACAAGCAGGATGAAGTACAGCTATTGCCAAAGGACGTGATAAACAAATATCTTGAAGCTGTAGCGGAAGTTGAGAGAATTCAGCCGTTCATTGACGGTTTCAAAGATTCGTTGAAACGCGCAATGGTTGAACACGATGTCAAGTCGTGGGACACAGGAGTATTGAAAGCTACCATAACACCTGCAGGAATCAAGAAATCTTTCGACACTAAGAGGTTTCAATCTGAGCATCCCGAGTTGTATAAACAGTACATCAAGGAGACTGAAACTGCTGCATCTATAAGAATCACATTAAGAAAGGAGGATACAAATGCTTAACAAGGTTATGTTAATCGGTCATCTTGGGAAGGAACCTGATGTAAGAACGCTTGATTCCGGAACAAAAGTCTGCCAGTTCACACTGGCAACGACGGAAAAGGGATACACGTTGCAGAATGGTACTCAGGTACCGGACAGGACAGAGTGGCACAACATAGTGCTATGGAAAGGGCTTGCTGATGTTGCAGGTAAATATCTGCACAAAGGAGACAAGGTTTTTATTGAAGGTAAAATCAGATCCAGAAGTTATGAGGATAACAATAAGGTGAAGAGATATATCACAGAGATATTCGCAGATAACATGGAGATTCTTTCCACAACATCTAAGAGTGGTTCACAGAATAATGTTTCTGAAGCTACATTACCATCAGAGACTCCAAGTGATGATTTACCGTTCTGATTATGGAAGCTACTATAATTAAGAAAGACGGTAAGGCCACCATGGACAAGGATTTCAACTTCATGCTAAGCCTTCTCCGTAATGGTGAATATACTCTTACCATCAAGAGAAAGACTAAGCCCAGGACGCTTGACCAGAACGCGCTCATGTGGATGTGGTTCAGATGCGTGGGTGGTGCCTTACGTGAGTTCACCGGTGAAGCGTACTGGAGTACAAAGGAAGGGGTGGAAACGATACATGACCTGTATTGTAAGAAATTCCTTACGAAGATGGTTATCACCCCGAAAGGTGAGAGGACGGAACTTGCAAGGGGCACAAAGGGACTTAGCACAATGGAGATGTCACATTTCCTGGATGCCGTCAAGACTGATATAATGACAGAATACGGAATACAGCTACCGTTACCTACAGACCAATATTATTCGGCATTTGCAGCCGAGTACGAAAACAAATATTAATATGGCAATAATTAAAGATTACGAACCTGAGGAACTGAAATTTGTTCTTCCGGAAGCAGTTCGGGAACAGTTTCCATTGGAACTGCATTTTGAGAAAGCTGAGAGTGAGAAAGACATCCTTAAGGCAGTGAATGAACACTTCAATGCTTTGTTCCCTGAGAACGAGATGGCGCTGCGTTACATGGATGATGTGGAGAAATCGGACCTTCGTGGGAAATACTGCAAGCTTGTAGAGCAGGAGCTTCCTGAAGCTGAGAATGCTTTGTTGAATGCTAAGGAGGAAGCCAAACGCATCAAGACGGATGCTGAGGAAAGGTTGAATTCATTGAGCAAGCAGATTAAGGATTACGCTGCAAAAGTACAGGAAGGAACGGATGAAAAGAAACTTCCGGCTACAAAGACTTTCCGCATAGCATTGAATGGATATTTCCTGTATTACTCAATTCTTAACGGTAAGGTCGTGATGGCCAAATCTGAAAAGATTCCATCCTACGACAAATCATCATTGTGGGCACAGGAAGACAAGAACCGTGTGGCAATGATGGAGCTGTTCGGTCTTGACTTCCCTGCTCCTGAGAAACCTTCTGATGAAGAGTTTGACAAGGAACATGACATGCTTCCAGATAATGATGGTGAAGTTATGGGTGAAGAAGAATTCAATGACGCTGTAGGTGATGAGTAGATTGCAGCATAAGCGTGGCCGCAAGTCCAATTATGCACGTTCTCTTAACAATCCATATTGGGAAAAGGTTGCAAGGAATGTGAGGTTAAGGGATGGGCATAAGTGCAGGATTTGCGGAGCACGCTATCCTTTGGAAGTACATCACAAGAAATATAAGGTAAATGGTGTTTCAATTGTTGGAAAGGAACTTGAGTACCTTGATTTCCTTGTCACTCTGTGTGCTTCCTGTCACGAAAAAGTTCATAAAGGAATATTAAGTATATGAAGTTTCAATTACGAGATTACCAGCAGAAGGCCAGTAACGCAGCAATATCACACTACAAACTGAAAAACGGTAGAAATTATCTTATGGTATTGCCTACCGGTGCAGGTAAAAGCCTCATCATAGCTGACATAGCAGCAAGGCTGAATGAACCGTTGCTGGTGTTCCAGCCTAACAAGGAAATCCTGGAACAGAACTTCGCAAAGTTGCAGACATACGGAATCTTTGATGCCGGATGCTATTCTGCCTCTGTCAAGAGAAAGGATATAAACAGAATTACCTTCGCCACTATCGGTAGCGTATATAATCACATGGAAGATTTCAAGCATTTCAGGTATATTCTTATTGATGAATGCCATTTGGTTAACCCGACAGAAGGAATGTATGCTGATTTCTTCGCAGCTGCTGAGAGACGTATTATCGGACTTACTGCTACTCCTTATAGATTGTGCAGCACGATGAACGGTTCGATGCTAAAATTCCTTACGCGTACAATACCGAGAGTTTTTTCGGACGTAATCTATTATTGTCAAGTGAGCGAACTGCTTGCAAGAGGATTCCTTACCAAACTGAAGTATTACGACTTGACAAAAATAGAACTTGTGAATGTCAGAAGGAATTCAACTGGTGCTGACTTCGATGAAGCGAGTCTTTCAAAGGAATTTGAACGTGTTGACCTGTATGGCTATCTGATTAGCATGGTAAGAAGGCTGCTGGCTCCTAAGAGTGGAATACCGAGACGTGGAATACTGGTGTTCACGAGGTTTGTAAAGGAGGCTGAAATGCTAACCCATGAGATACCAGACAGTGCAGTGGTCAGTGGAACGACTCCGAAGAAAGAACGTGAACGGATCTTGTCAGACTTCAAGTCCGGAAAGATAAAGGTTGTTGCAAATTGCGGTGTACTCACTACTGGTTTTGATTACCCGGAACTTGATACAATCGTTCTTTGCCGGCCTACGATGTCACTTGCATTGTACTACCAGATGATAGGTCGTGTTATCCGGCCATACCCAGGGAAGGAGGGTTGGGTGGTTGACCTGTGTGGAAACATTAAAACATTCGGTAAGGTAGAGGATTTGAGGATTGAGCAGCCTGAAAAAGGTAAATGGATGATAAAGACAAACGGAAAACAATTAACCAATGTAATACTATAGCTTATGTATGTGATAAGAGGACAGATACCAAGTAAGAGTAACTGTTATAAGATAGTAAATGTCGGTGGTCATGCAAAGCTGGCCAAACAGAAGGTTCTTACTGAATATGAAAAGAATTTCTATATCCAGTGTCCGGAACGTGGTAGGATGGTAAAGGGATATTTCAAGCTGAAAGCAAAGATATATTATTCAAGTAACCGACCGGATCTGGACAATTCTCTTAAGATTCTTCTTGATTGCCTGCAGCAGACCAAGACGATTGATAATGACAGATATTGTGTTCAAATAGACATTCAGAAGTTCATCGACAAGAAGGAACCACGTATCGAATATGAGGTAACTCCGATTGAGTTCTGAATGTAACTTAGCTTTGTAACGTATCAAAAACATTAATATGGGAAGAAATAAGAAGATTGGTCTTGATTATTTCCCTTTTGATATTGATTTTTTTCAAGATTTGAGAATTAGAAAACTAATCAAATACCAGGGTGGTAAGGCTGTTACAGTATATGCTCTCCTGCTATGTAATATCTACAAACAAGGGTATTACATGAGGTGGGATGAAGAGTTGCCTTTCTTTGTATCGGAACAAACGGGCTTTGAAGAGGCGTATATACGTGAGGTCATTAAATGCTGCTTGGTAATCGGGTTATTTTCTAAGGAATTGTATGATTCTGAAAAAATATTGACGTCAAAAGGAATACAAGAAAGGTACCAGAAGATATGCGATTTATGTAGAAGAAATAATGAAATTCACGAATATAACATCATTTCTTCCGAAGATATAGCTTTTTCTTCCGAAGAAATGATGATTTCTTCCTCAAAAAGTACACAAAGTAAAGTAAAGGAAAGGAAAGAAAAGAAAAGTAAAAAAAATAATAAAGAAATATCTCCTTCAGGAGATACAAAGAAAGACGAGCTTTCTTTGAATCCTCATCCGCAAATAGAGCATGTTGATTTTGTCAGATTGCAGGAATACTTCAATACTACTTTCAACGGTAAATTGTCAATGGTCGTGAACATGACCGAAGCAAGGCGCAAGGCTGTCAAGGCAAGAATAGCACAGTACGACAAGGAAACTGTATTCACCGTATTGAAGAAGGTGGCTGCCAGTCCATTTCTTTTAGGGTGTAACGACAGAAACTGGAAGTGCGATTTTGACTGGGTTTTCAAGGCTGGAAACTTCACTAAGATATTGGAGGGTAATTATGACGAAAAACGAAATAACAATACGGCAGGAGGCAGAAAGGAATCAGTTAGCCGTCTTAAAGGCCTCGCCGAAGCAATACTTACAGATTCTGAAACCTAAGAGTATCGATGATGTTTTTGCATCATCAGTGCCGGCACTTGTAAAAGTTGCCATGGAATTCGGAGAAAATCATGCACGTGCAATTGTTGTGATATTGCTGTCGGAGGTTGTGGATTTCTTCAATGCGTCAAATACAATGAATGATTCACAGGTAGCCATTACAACTGATTTAATTATCGAGGAATATCCGTATTTCAAGATTGATGATTTGAAGTTGGCTTTCCGAAATGCTATGAAGGGTAGATACGGAGAGATATATAATCGTCTGGATGGCTCTGTTATCATGGGATGGCTGAATCAATACAATCGTGAGAGATGCGCTAAGGCTGACGTAATATCGTACAATGAGCATAAGGTAAGAGTTCAGGAGGAATCTGGGTTGTATTATGATGATTACCGCAAACAATTGAAGGTTCTGGCATCACATGGAGACAAGAGTGCACAGGAAGCGCTCCGTAGATCTGATGATATACTTCCCTTCATGAAAGAGAAGAAACTTGAAAGACTGAAAAAACAGCTTGAAGAGTATGACTGCAAACATAAGGGTGTATGAAATAAAGTTCAACAAAAAAGGGCTTAGGAAAAAGGATGAGATATGTAGTCATTTTGAATGGTACAATGTCCATCTTACAGTTAACGGACATTGTATTGTACGTGTTAGCATGGATAAGATGAATGCGTTTGAAAAGACTGTTGAACGTGAATTTATTTCAGTGATTAAAAGGCTTTAAAATGGCGAAGTTTCTGTTTGCAAAACTTGTCATTCTGAACTATCTTTACTGATGTAATAAACTAAAAGTCAAACCAATAAATATAAAATTATGGCAGAAATTCAAAAACTTCCGGTGATGCTCATACAGACGTCACCTATGAATCCTCGTAAAACTTTTGATGAAGCGAAGATTGAGGAACTCGCTCAGAATATTGAAGAACAGGGCTTGTTACAGCCTATCACAGTCAGGAAAATCAGCGATGAAGAAACACATATTGATGAAGAAACCGGCGAGGTTGTATCTGTAGAACCGAGGTACGAGATTGTATGCGGTGAAAGACGTTTCCGAGCATGGAATATGCTGGCTAAAAAATCTGACAAGTACAATGAAATACCGTGCATAGTAAGGGAAATGACTGACGAACAGGCTTTCGACGCTATGATAACAGAGAATTTGCAGCGCCAGGATGTAGATCCTGTTGAGGAAGCGATAGCATTTTCACTTCTTCTTGAAAATGGAAATGCTGTTGAGGACATTGCTGTCCGATTCGGTAAGTCAATCAGATTCATTCAGGACAGAGTTAAGCTGAAAGGGCTTATTCCTGAGCTTATTGATATGTTAAGACAGGAACTTATCCCAATATCAGGAGCAATGTTGCTGGCTAAACTCGATATAGATGCGCAGAAAGAATTCTATAATGAGAACGTGAATGGTGAGAGTGCTGCAAGCATATCTGATATAAAGGAATATATTGATGACTTGTTCTGTGTTATTGATAAGGCACAGTTCTTTTCTGAGGATAATTTCAGTGATTCGATTCCATCATGTTCCGGATGCATCAATAATACGGCAAATCATGGGTGCCTTTTCTATGAAATGAAAGGAAAGGAACAGAAGTGCATTAATCGTGAATGTTTCGAGAAGAAGCAGCAGGAATATGTCAAATACCGTGTCATGAAGGAGGCTGACAATCTTGTTAAAAAGGGAGAGCCGCTGACATTCGGAAAATCAGTCATTCTAATTGAATCTCCAAAATCATGGGATAATGAAAATGAGAAGAAGAGAAAGGAAGATGCAGTCAGAATGTACAATGATATGGGATTTGAGGTGGTGTATGATAACGTATTCGACCATCAATGCTTTTATTCTGAATCTGATGAAAGGATTGCAGAGAAGCTCGAAAATAATGAGTTGTATAGATGCATTGAGGTTCTTAATTATAGAAGGCCTGAATTCAAGGTCTCTTTTTATTATCTCAAGAAATCTTCATCTGTTAAAGGTGCTTGTACTGTATCAAAGCAGATTGAGGCAGAGAATATCAGACAGAAGATTAAGCGCAATAAGGAACTCATGGTTGAGAAGTCAACTGAAACCATGCGTAAATGGGCAGATGATATGACTGACTATACAAGCAAATCCGATGGAATGACATTGAACGAGCAGACAATTTTGGATGTGTTGGTGTTGAAGAATTGTGGGTATCAGTTCCTTAATTCAATAGGACTGAAAACAGGTCAGATGGATATGGTGAAATATGTTACAGATAATGCTAAGGATAGAAACAGATGGTACAGAGAATTTATTCGTACAAAATTATCTGAAGCTTCTGTAATGTATGACAGTCAGTTGAAGGAATTGCAGAATATGCTTTTCAGCGAGCAATATCCTGAAAAGTACAATGAGATGACTTCAAAACTCAAAAGTGCATACTCCAAGAAGGAAGAGAAGATGAATGAGAGACTTAAGGAACTTGAAAGTGAGCAGTAAATTAGAATACTGAGGAGTCATTTAGACTCCTCTTTTGTTTAACCTTAACAACCATTATGGAGAAAGTTCATTCGCCCTGAATCATTTGCTTAATTGATATATAGTCCGATAACAATAACTTAGATAATTATGATTACGTTAAACAGACTTGCAAAAAGATGTTTTGATATAGCGTTGAAGCGAAAAAAAATGACAGAAACTACTTCTCCTAAAGCCGTAGTGCTGGCCATATCGTCAGAATGGAGGGAACTTGCTGAAGCTGGTAAGGAGCGAAGCAATCATATACCATCCTGGAGTGAACGTGAGGAAGAAGCCGCAGATGTCATAATAGCTACGCTTACCTATCTTGAGAAGATAGGATGCAATGACATCGAACAACTATTGAAGGATAAGGTTGAGTTTAATTCATACCGCGTTGACTAAGTGATGTTCCGGCTATTGTGTGATGTTGATTATTAGTGTTGTTGATTTAAATAGTTGGTATATGACAACAGAATTTGATTTCAAAACAATCCAGATCAGTTTGCTGGATTTCAACAAGGGCCAGCTTGATGGCCTTCCGAAAAATCCCCGGTTCTTCAGGGATTACCGTTATGATGCAATGAAGAAAAGCATAGAGGACAGTCCTGAGATGCTTAATCTTCGTGAACTAATTGTCTATCCTGTAGGAGAAAGATACATTGTAGTGTGCGGTAATTTAAGACTTAGGGCCTGCAAGGAACTTGGGTACAAGGAACTTCCTTGCAAGGTTCTAAATCCTGATACTCCTGTAAAGAAGTTGCGTGAATATGCGACAAAGGATAACGTGTCATTCGGTGAGAATGATATGGACGTGATGATGAACGACTGGGATAAGTCTGAACTTCAGGACTGGGGTATTGAGTTTGCTCCGGAACCTGAAAAGGACGAATTCAAGGAGCGTTTCGAAGCCATAACGGATGAAACTGCTGTTTATCCACTTATACCCAAGTATGATGAAAAATATGAGCTATTCATCATTATGTCGGCTAGTGAAGTGGATAGCAACTGGTTACGTGAAGCACTTGACATGCAGCACATGCAGAGTTACAAGACCGGCAAAGTGAGCAAAAGCAATGTAGTTGATATTAAGGATGTACGCCATGCAATTGAGAATCGTAATACCAAGTCATAAGCGACATGACAGGGTGTTCGCTAAAAAGCTGGTGAACGACCCGATAATCTGTGTGGCAGAGAGCCAGGCGGACCTATACAGACAGTTCAATCCAGATTGTGAGATAGTCACTCATCCGGACGATGTTGTAGGACTCATCCCCAAGCGTAACTGGATGGCTAAGCATTTCGGAAACCTGTTCATGCTTGACGATGATGTCCACGCCTGCAAATCTATATGTGTAGAAAAAGGAGAACCGTCGAGGATTAAGGATAAGAACGAGATAACGCGTATAATATTCAATCTTGCCGAGATTGCTCAGATGCTGGATGTACATCTGTTCGGATTTACTGCACGAATATCTCCGGTCATGTACGATGAAACTGCATTTCTTTCGTTGTCTAAGATGATAACCGGATGTTCTTATGGCGTGTTTTACAACAAGAACACATGGTGGAATGAAGAGCTCAGGCTTAAGGAGGATTTCTGGATTTCCTGTTACATGAAGTACAAGGAAAGAAGAATTCTTACTGACCTAAGATACAACTTCGAGCAGAAATCCACATTCGTCAACTCCGGAGGACTGGCAGCCTTCAGGAATCAGGCTGAGGAACAGAGGTCTATCATGCTAATCAAGAAACATTTCGGCGACAGCATCAATCTCAAGGGAACTACCAATAACGGTAAAGACAAGACCAAGCAGCTTGTTCAGTACAATATAACCTGTAAGTTCAAGTACTGAAAAATGGCGTAAAAATGGCGAAGTTTCTGTTTGCAAAACTTGTCATTCTGATTTAATTTTACTGATGTAATGAACTAAAAGTCAATGATATATGCTTATAAGAACCGTTAGAGGATATGATTTTTTTGAGGTCTCTTCAGCCATGCAGAAGGCGATAAGGAGAGCTGATGCGGCGGTTGCCGGATATTTTGCTCTTGAGTTGTGGACCAGTGGTTACAGGGACTATGTATGGAAGAGACTTTTTACCATAAGTGCTGAGGATTGTTACGGTGTGATAACGAAAGAGATTGAAGCCTTGTGGCAAGGTCATGAACTGGTTAACAAGGGAAGCAAGGAGCCAAAGGGTAGAATATTTGTCAGCAAGGCAGTAATACTTCTGTGCGAGTGTCGTAAATGTAGGGACGCGGATCACCTGCAGAACTTCATTTACGACAAAATTCTGATAGATGCTGATGAATGGTTGGAAGATGTAAGGCAAAATCCGATACCAATTCCTTCATATACATTCGATGTACATACCAGAAGAGGAAAGAAGATGGGACGGACAAAAGAGGAATTTTTCAGAGATGAATATGAATCTTTGAATCCCAGGGAAAAGGGACTGTTTGATGGTCTCATGTAAGAATATGCCACGCTTTGTCGTGGCATATTTATTAAAAGTCAAACCGAAATAATGTTAGAATTATGGAAAATAAACTCTATTGCCATTATAGACTGAATGGCTGTGTTGAAATCCTGATAAAAAAAGTCGAACTTAAAAATACAAAGTAAAAATGAAAGTGGAACTTTTAAAAAGGAAGCTTGATATGCTCAAAATAGAGTATAAGAAAGCATTATCTACGAAAGATATAGCCGAAGCTAATAGGCTGTATGACGATATATATAATCTCGTCGATGAAATAGAAAAAGCTAAAGGAGAGGAAATAATTCAGAAGGCGAAGGATTCAGGGATACTTGAGACTACAAATCGTATGATATGCCTTGTTCAGCTTATGATGTGTGAAGTCAATAATCTGTTGTCTGAGATAGAGGATAACTTCAGGGATAGTCAGATAATGATAGACAATATCGTTTTCATGCAAAAGGAATACTATAAGTCTGCTGACTTATATTTTAAGGAGTTTGCTAAAATCGTTGAAAGCGAGAACAAAGGAAGAAGTATGTTTACGGATCTGGAAGAGTTCGACAATATGATACGCATTTTCGCTGGTCTGAAGGATATGCCTAAACCTGCGTCCTTGATGGGTGGATGCAAGCAGGCAGCAGGCAAGGCGAATGGACTTAGCCAGATGTTCCAAAAATGCCCTTTGATCTATAATCCTGAAACACTTATCTGTCGGGCTTGTGATAAGTCATTTAAAGAAGGGTTCCAGAAAGGTGCAAAATGGCTGGAAAGGAAAAGAATTGATAGAATAATGAACAAAGACAAGGAGGTAAAAAATGATAACGGAAAATGACCCAATGCTTCCACGTAAAGTGGATTTGGAGAAGAACCCTTCTGGAACCGAACTGAAAATCGCCCAGCATCGGGAATTGGAGAAACATGGAAGGTACGTAGCTATCCCAGGCGACAAGACACGGACGAGAATTTTCGTCCGCAACAGTGAGGATGCGGAGAAGAAGATAGCTGCTTACTTGGAGAGAATCAACAACCGGCAACAAAAATGGAACTGATATGGAAGACGTAAATAAAAAAATATTTATAGAATACGTATCCCACTTGTATAGTACCGATAAAAGCTATGAGGTTATTGGTAAAAGCATTAAAGCTGTAAAGTTATTCCTTGAAAGTGATTATCAGGTAAACCGTAAAGGATACAAGGCTTATATCAGAGAAAATGCAGTTGAATTATCTGATAAGCCATACATTAAAGATGCTCTATGTGGGTTCCTTAATTATCTTGGTATTGGATATTCACGCACACGAAAGGAGAAATCAGTTAAACCTCTTGAGAAGTTAAGTATAATTTCGGAAAAGAACATGAAGCTTCTGAATGAATTTGTGTATTACCTTACGCAGGAGGAAGATTATTCACCGCATACGTTGAGTATTTATTCAGTGTCTATGAAGAAATACTTTGAATACGCCAACGATGTATCTGTAGACAATTATAAAAGGTTTGTGAAGATGATGGAAAATGAAGGTTTTTCTCCACAGACAATACGGCTTCGCATTACGGCTTTGGAACGGTTCAGCAAATGGATGAAAAAGCCTATAGAACTGAAACGACCTAAATTCAAGAAAAACCTTGATACGGAAAACGTACCTACTGAATCGGATTATAACAAGCTGCTGGAATACCTGAAAACTAAGAAAAACGGGGACTTGTATTTCTACATAAAGATACTTGCAACTACCGGAGCGCGTGTAAGCGAGTTTATCCAGTTCAAATGGGAGGATATAATAAACGGTGAAGTTACGTTGAAAGGGAAAGGAAACAAGTACAGACGGTTTTTCTTTGGGAAACAGCTTCAATCAGAAGTTAAGGAATATGTAAAGAAAAACGATAAGTCGGGTTATGTTGCAGTAGGGAAGTTTGGAAGATTAAACCAAAGGGCTTTGGCTATGAACATGAAAAAGTGGGGCGATGACTGCGGAATAGAAAAAGAGAAGATGCACCCTCACGCTTTCCGGCACTTCTTCGCTAAAATGTTTCTAAAGAAAAATAAAGATGTGGTTCAGCTTGCAGAACTTATGGGACACGGAAGCATAGATACAACAAGAATTTATTTACAAAAGAGTTATGAAGAACAGAAAAGAGAATATAATAGAAGCGTTACGTGGTAGTTACATGTTTGTCGACAATCTGCCAGAACTGATAAATGAAGAATCAATATACGATGAAAACGGGATTGTAGATACAGAGTTATTGACTGCTATACTTGAATGGATGTCAAGGATGTCAGATGTAACTACTAAGGTAGGAAATGCGCTGGGGAATCTTCTTGGTATTGAAGATGACGAAAAGAAAGAGGATAAGAAAGACGAAGGCAGCAAATGGAGTGTTGAGGAAATACTACGTCATTGTACGCTCGAAAACAACGTACTCAAACTTCCTCAAGTACAATTTAATAAGAAATCATACGCAGAAGCTAAAAAATGGATTGAAGAAGCCGGAGGTAGCTGGATGGGTGGCAAGGTGCAAGGATTTACATTTCCATTTAATGCAGAACGAGTATTCAATATTCTTCATGAAGGTAAGCGGTGCAATTTACAGCAGGACTTCCAGTTTTTTGCAACACCTCCAGAAGTAGCCGACTGGCTGGTTATGTTGGCCGGTGGTGTACACGATGATGAAAAGGTTCTGGAACCCAGTGCTGGTACTGGTGCTATCATAGATGCGATTCATCGAAGCTGTCCGGACGTAATTGTAGATTGCTATGAACTTATGCCTGAGAATAAAGAAATTCTATCGAAAAAGGATAATATACGTATTCTTGGAGATGACTTCACGAAGTGTGATGTTGCACAGTATGATAAGATTATAGCAAATCCGCCATTCAGTAAAAATCAGGACATTCGGCATGTAAGGCGTATGTATGAGTGCTTAAATCCCGGCGGTGTCCTGGCTGCAATAACTGGTCCTCACTGGGAATTTGGAAGTGAATCTGAGTGTAAGGATTTCAGACAATGGCTGGATGATAATGGAGGGAAGAAATTCGAGATTGAAGAAGGCGCTTTCCTTGAAAGCGGAACTGGAACTAAAACTATAGCAATAGTAATTAATAAGTGAAAACGAAATTGTATTACCTGTTCCTGGCAGTCATGTGGTGGCTGCTGGGATAGGTGGAAAGGAGAATAATATGTACGAAAGAATGATTTGCATGAATTGTAAAAACTACGAGAACGGGAAATGTACGGTAAAATACTATGTGCAGGAAACAAGTCCTTATCATGAGTGCGATGAGGTTATGCTTAGTGCAGACTTTGAGCCAGAGGGTAAGACTGTCATGTTTTACGAAGAAAGAAAGGAGGATTAATTATGAGCAGCAGAGAGATAATATTCAGAGGAAAATCAGAAGTCACAAATGAGTGGGTTTACGGCTCACTTGTAAAGGTTGGGAACGAAAGTCATATAGTCGGATTTGATGAAGTGGACTTAGACGGACATCATCTAAGCGATTGCAGTGATAGACCTGTTTTTACAAAGCAAGGAACCATCTGCCAGTTCACCGGACTTCAGGATAAGAATGAGAAAGAAATATATGAAGACGACATCATGCAGATTACAACAACCCTTGATAAATATCTGTTCAAGGTAACTTGGAATGAAGAGTTAGGAGCATGGTGTTTGATGATGAAAGGTGATATTAAAGAAGGAACAAAACCTTTAGGGGAATGGCTAGGTGAATATTGGGATAAAATCGAAGTTATCGGAAACATTTACGACAATCCGGAATTAATGGAGGAATGGATATGAAACCAATATTAAACTACGAACAAGTAAAAGAACTAAAGGTAGATGAACCTCTGATAGAATGTTATGCCGGAGTAGTGAACTATTATAGATTCCTGTGTTTCCATCCGCGGAACACCAATTATGTAATTCTTCTGAATCATTGTGAAGAACCTGTACGTTTCTACTACCAGAATCTCATTGACAGATTCTATAAAGATTACTCACAACGGGATATTATAACATATCGGAAAGATTACTATGAAAGGAAGATAAATGAATTTAATCAAGCCCTTGCTGAGCTTGACGGTAAAAACAATTTGGAGGATTGACTATGAGCAAGAAAGAAGAACAGGCATACGATTATTCAAAGAGAGTAAGTCGTGATAATCTGATGACTAAAGATTTGGCAGAGTGTTCCTTCATGGTTGGCTGGGATGCCTGCTTAAAACATTTAGGTGAGATTCCATGGGATGAAGCCATAAATGAGATAGCAAATCATCTTGAAACCAATCGTTCGGAGAAATTGAATGATTACCAAAATGAATAGTTATGGAAGAAAATAGTGTAATAATTGAGCTTGATACTGTTCTTGAATACAGGGACGGTCAAGTGTACATAAAGAAGATGGTTACAAGTGAAATGCCTGTTACACTGACATTTGCTATCATCGAAGCATTGAATAAAACGATTGTTGAGTATTATAAAAAACGATAGGAAATGAAAAAATTTGAAGATATATATGCTGAACTTGTAAAAGAGCACGGAAGTGATTCCGGAGAGGAGTTTGCAAAAGCAATGTTTGATGCAGGTCGTGATGTAAGTTTTACTCAGAACCTGAAAGATTTAGTCACGAACGAAGAGATTATGGTAAGTCTTTTAACATTTAATGCAATTGCTATGGAAGAGCGTGCTGTTAAGGTAAATGCTGCAGATCTGAGCATTTCAACTGAGATTACGATAAATGAAAATAAATACTTCACTCGGCTTAGTTCAATTACATTTAGTGCTGAGAAAAAAACTTTGGAAGAAAGAGCTGTAGAGATTGCTAAAAACATTCTCAATTCAACTGTTATCTATGATTTTGAAGCTGTGTTGTCTAAGGCTATTTTGGCTGGGTATAACTTACGAAAAGAAGATTTCGAGGAGGACTGAATGTGAAAGGAAAACTTAGTTTTTGTGATTTTAATATGGAGGAAACAAAATGAGCTTACTTATTAAAGAAACTCAGTTACAAAGAATAATCAGAAAAACCGGCCGCAAACCGATACAGTGTAAATGCAAGTTATGTAAGCAGCAATGTCATACGCCTTGTTTGGGTACTCCGCAAGATGTTTTAAGGCTTATCGAAGCCGGATATAAAGACAGGCTTGCAGCAACGGAATGGTATGTAGGAATCCTTATGGGGGTAGTTGATATGCCCGTACCGATGATACAGTCCAAACAAGAAGGAGACTGGTGTACATTCTACAAAGACGGTTTATGTGAATTGCATGATTCCGGATTGAAACCGACAGAAGGAAAATTGTCTCACCATAGTATTCGAATTGATAATTTCAAAGCGAGTAAAAGCATTGCGTGGAATGTGGCCAAGGAATGGTTAAACGAAGAAAATTCAGAATGCATAGAGAAAATATGCGAAGCACTGCAGTAAATGTATGATTTTGAATTATTAACCTGCAAAAATTAATTTATGAAAGCAAAGAAAAAACAAGTTGTTGGCCTGCTCATCAATCTGTTAGAGTGGGCAATTGTATCAATGGTATTATCATCATTGATAATCTTAGGAGATTTTGATGTACCGTCCAGTTGGGTCTATCTTTCCTCTGTGATAGTTTCATTTCTCATCCTATATGTGTTCTACTGGGAGCGTGGAACATATTATTTTGTCTCATTCGTCGCTGGCGGAGTGCCAGGAAGGGTGTTCCTGAAGTTTGACGAGCGTGTATCTCTTGATGTGATTGAGAATACCATATCCGGCCTGTATTCCGGTGAACGGGTACTTGTTACCGGATACAAGACAGTAAGCAGATATGAGTATGAACTTAATATCAAGTCCTGATGGAACATTATCAGGCCAAAGGAGTAATGTTTATGATTGTGGTTGTCCTGTTCTACTATTCCATCGGAATGGTTGAGCAGGATACCGCACTTCTGATAATAATAGTGATGTTACTGGGTAACATACTGAATGTTTTATGTAAAATTCTTAACAAATTGTGATGATGAAAATTGTCGTAACCGGCAGTGAAGGCTTTATAGGTAAAGCCCTCTGCAAGAGTCTGAGAAATCGTGGTGTTGAAGTGGTCGGTATCGACCGTGTGTGTGGAACTGAAGCTGCCGGCGTTCCGTGCCTTCTGGCCGGGGGTGGAATTGATGCTGTTATACATCTTGCCGCACAGACCAGCGTTTTCAATTCGGATCATGAAAAGATACTTCGTGACAACATTGATTCATTCGTTGCGATAGCTGACGGATGTACTCGCTTCGGTGTGAAACTGGTGTATGCAAGTTCTTCCACCGCAAATCCATGCAACACGACAAGTATGTACGGTGTAAGCAAACATTTTGATGAAGTCTATGCTTCAATTTATTGTAGGAATGCGACTGGTGTACGCCTTCATAACGTGTACGGACCTGACCAGCGGAAAGGGACTCTTCTCTATGCTCTCATGAATTCGGAAAAGGTCAGTCTGTATAATGGGGGAATGAACACCAGGTGCTTCACCTACATAGATGATGTTGTGGACGGGTTGATATATGCGATAGGTTCTGACAAGAAGCTGGTAAACATTGTCAATCCTGAATCTTGTACAATACTTCAATTTGCGGAAGAAGTAAGGAAATACAATGGCGTTGATATTCAGTGTGTTTCCGAAAAGAGAGAATTCGACAATCCTGTACAATCTGTCGATGAAGGTATTTTTTCAGTACCTTTGAATTACACCTCAGTCAGTAAAGGGATAGCAAAGGTTTTTGGCTGTGAGGAAAGGTAGAAAGATAAGGATTGATGACTGGGACAAACCCGCCCGCGGCTGGAGGAAATACGAAAGGTTATGCAACATGCAGCCTAAAGTAAGAATCCACCGTAAGGGCGGGTTTTATTACATATCCCTGTTTGCAAGAACAAAGGATGGAATTCCATTTGAGGAAATCAAGAGTTCGGGTGAGTGTGCAGAAGTCATTTCGGAGGCCGCCACGGAACTGATACTTTCATTGATACGGCCGGACGATGAATGGTGCATAATTACCACACCGAAGCGCAGGCACATCACAGAGTACCATTTCGCCACTGACATTTGCCAAAAAATTGCCAAGGGGGTGAAAATAAAATTCTATGAATCTGCAATGCAGTGCCTCAACAGGACACGTATCAATCCTGAGTTTTATCTTCTCCGGCCAATTAAGGAACAGAGAGTAATACTATTTGATGACATCTGCACGACAGGAAGTACATTAACAGCAGCCTACGATTTGCTGAAAGACCGGAAACAGGTAATCTGCATCGTCGGCATTAATAACCATTAGCCTATGAGGAAATTGACCGAAAAACAGGAAAAGTTCTGCAATTATTACCTTGACTGTGACGGTAATGCAAGTGAAGCATACAGGATGGCCTATGACGCATCAAAGATGCAGCCTGAGACGATATGGAGCAATGCAAGCCGGATGCTGGCAAGTAACAAGGTTGCAGCAAGGATAGACGAATTGAGGGCCCAACGTGCAGAAGCATCGAAAATTAGCCGTGATAAAGTGGAAAAGGTTCTCATGGATATTGTCATGATGGACCCGAACGATTTGTATCTTGTAGATCCTGTAACAGGAAAGATAAAGTTGAAATCTCCCAGCCAGATGCCGAAGCGTGTGAGAAATGCCATGAAGAAGATAAGCAATGACAAGGGTAAGGTAAGCTATGAGTTCAACGGTAAGGTGGAAGCGGCGAAGCTTCTGGCCAGCATGAACGGATGGAACGCGCCACAACAGATTTCCATCGGAGGTAATCAAGGTGGAAATATCAATGAGATTCGTATTGGTTTTGAAAAAGAAGAGGAGTGAATTCTAAAAAATAGAACGATAGTATTAGAAAAAATACGGAGGTTATACAAAAAATACTCTCATAATTCTAAAAAATAGAACATTTATGCTCATAAATCACAAGAAACTCAATCCGAATGCATTTTACCTGCTGAAATATCTGAATGATGCCACACTTCGATTCATCATCCTGTATGGTGGTTCATCATCGAGCAAGTCTTTCAGCGTAGCACAGTGCGTGCTTATACAGACATTGCAGGACGGTGAAAACACTCTTGTGATGAGAAAGGTCGGAGCATCAATTAGCAAAACTATATATGAGGATTACAAGGTAGCGGCATCATTGTTAGGAATTACACAATACTTCAAGTTCAACCAGAATGTAATTCGTTGCCTGTATAACGGTGCAAAGATTGACTTCTCAGGTTTGGATGATCCGGAAAAGATTAAGGGTATCAGTAACTATAAAAGGGTACAGCTTGAAGAGTTGTCAGAGTTTGAGTATGCCGACCTGAAGCAGATACGTAAGCGTCTGCGTGGTAAGAAGGGGCAGCAGATTATTGCCGACTTCAACCCTATCAGTGAAACACACTGGATAAAGAAGGACTGGCTTGACAACGAGAAACTGCATGATGTTCCTATGGTTGTAGAAATTGGCGGCAGGATAATACCGGCAGAGCTGACAAAGGTGAAGTCTTTAAAGATGAACGAGGGGCGCTCAATAGTGAATCCTGTAACTAAGGAAATTGAGGAATATCCTCCAAATATGGTAGTTATACAGACAACATACCTGAATAACTTCTGGGTTGTCGGTTCGCCTGATGGAACGTATGGTTATTATGATGAACAATGTGTGATGGACTTCGAGCATGACCGGATTCATGACCCGGACTACTACAACGTGTATGCGTTGGGAGAGTGGGGTGTAATTAAGACCGGAAACGAGTTCCTCGGTTCGTTTAATGTAGGAAAGAACAGCGGGGAATACAGTTACATACCTGGATTGCCGATTCATCTTTCTGTCGATAGTAACGTATTACCGTACATATCTGTCGGCTACTGGCAAGTAGACTTGAGCAAAGGTAAGGATATGTACCAGATAGCAGAAACAACGGCCGAAAGCCCGAACAACAGCGCAAGACGTGCAGCAAAACTGGTATCCAAGCGACTGCAGGAGTTAGGATATGACGGTAAAATCTACCTTCATGGTGATGCCTCAGCAAAATCCGCCAACACTATCGACGATGAGAAGCGTTCATTCATGGACCTGTTTATTGACACGTTGAAGAAAGACAACTGGATTGTTGAGGATAAGGTGGGTAACAGGAACCCGTCCGTATCCATGACCGGTGAGTTTGTCAATGCTGTTTTTGAGAAATCATTGCCCGGCCTCAGCATAAGCATAGACGATAGTTGCAGGGTATCAATCGAGGACTACCAGAGCGTACAGAAGGATGCTAATGGCGCAATCCTCAAGACAAAGATAAAGGACAGCGTAACGAAACAATCCTATGAGGAACACGGGCACCTTACCGATACTTTGAGATATGTTGTACATGACATCATGTACGAGGAGTATTCCCAGTTCTCGAGCCGTCGTAAACGCAACATGTATTCTGACAGAAGCGTGTTCGGATTCTTCAATCCTTCAGTCGAGTATCAGTATTCACAGAAGATAGTGTACATCATGCCGAATGTTGGAGGAAAGTTCTATATGTGTCAGGTTGCAAAGTGTGGAGAAAAATGGCATGTTCTTGACCTCGTAATGCGTGAAACTGTATCACTCGAAGAGATGAAGTCTGTTATATGTTCACATGATGCAGGAACGTACATCGTGGAATCGTCACCTGCATATTTCCAGATGGCAAGGGAGCTGCGTAGTACACTTCCGGAAGTAAGGATTAAGAAGGAATATCAGGATATGGATAAGAGAATAGCTGCTACATCCGATTTCATAAAGTCATACTTCCTGCTTTCTGAGACCGGTATGGAAAATGATGAGTATATGGCATTCATAACTGAAGTTCTTGACTACAATGATGAAAATATAAGTGGAGCCAGTGCTTTGTTGAGTGGTATGGCATATCACATCATAAAATTAGGGTAAGCTTGGTTTAATTTGCAATATATTGATACATAGTGATTTATTTGCATTTTAACCAAACAGGAAAAATGCAAGATTTTTGCAAAATCAACATCGTATATACCCATAATTTATCTTTGTCATATAAGGATAAACTATGGGATATACAATTTTAAAACAGGATACTATTCCGGCATGTGCTGGGCTGAAAATGGCCAGTGAACCACAGACTATATCAACACCAAAGGAGGGTGTAAAAGATAGTGGTTATATTGACCGTTGTGACGTGCATGAGTTATTCGTATCCCCACTGGTTTGCGGCCATAATTACATGGAACTGTTCCGTTCTGTTCCAGAAGTATTCTTTCCGATTGATTACATTGCTTCACGCATATCAGGTTCAGGATTCCAATTGAAGAAGGTAAAGGACGACAGCGTGGTCTGGGAAAACAAGAGAATGAACCAGATTCTAACGAAGCCTAACTGCCTTATGTCCTGGAACGAGTTGATATATTCACATTTCGTTTACAAGTTGTGCACTGGTAATGCCTTTTTTCGCGCAGCAATGGGAGAAACATTCAAGGACCAGCCAAAGTGGAAATGGTGTGATAACTTTTGGGAACTTCCTGCTGATTTTGTTAATGTAGAGCCTAACAGAAGTGTCAATAGTCCAATCTTTGGAATAGCATCCGAAGATGATATTATCCGTTGTTACCGTATGAATTACGGATATGTGAGTACGATGGAAATCCCTTCATATCAGATATGGCATGACCGTGACGGCTCACCTGAATATATGTCAATAAACGGGTTCCTGAAATCAAAGAGCAGGTTGGCCGCTCATCTGAAACCTATATCCAACCTTATTGCTGTATATGAAGCGAGAAACGTGATATATGTAAAACGTGGTGGTTTGGGGTTCCTGGTATCCAATAAGAAGGATGAAGCTGGTACTGTCGCAATGACCGAAGATGAAAAGAAGGAAATACTTGACAGCCATTTTGGAAAATTCGGACTTGACAATCGCAAACTTCCATATGGTTTAAGTGATGTTCCTCTGTCATTTGTAAGAACAAACCTTACAATAAGTGAACTCCAGCCATTCGAAGAAACTCTTACCGATGCAATACAGATAGCCGGAGCATACGGGATTCCTTCTGTTCTGGTTCCACGTAAGGACCAGGCAACCTTCAGCAATCAGGCAACAGCGGAAAAGGCTGTATATACATCTACCATCATACCGATGGCAAAGAAATTCTGCAAGCAACTCACTGCATTTCTTGGACTTGAAGAAGGTGGTTATTACTTGGATTGTGATTTCTCTGATGTGGATTGTCTGCAGCAGGGATTGAAGGAAGCTGAGGAAGTCAAGACAATGGTTAATACCAGATGTAAGGAGCAGTTCCTTAGTGGACTCATCAGTATAAATGACTGGAGGGCACAAATCAAGGAAAGCAGATTCGAAGAACCTCTGTTTGACAAGACTTTGTTCGAGATGTCAGACGAGGAGAGAGAGATAGTAAAACAAGTAATAAGTCTTAACACAAAAAGTGAAGTTGAAAATGGAAGAGAAAACCAAAAGCCTACAGTACAAAACGAAGGCAAATGATGTGGATGAGAAGGGTATCGTAACGGTAGCTGTGAACGGTATCGGTGTGAAAGACTCACAGAACGACGTTTCCATGCCTGGCTCTTTCAACAAGACGTTGAAGGAGAATATAGGCAGAATGAGATGGTTCCTTAATCACCGTACAGACCAGTTGCTTGGCGTTCCATTGAGCGGAGAAGAAAAAGAAGGAAACCTAATCATGGTTGGCAAGCTTAATCTTGAGAAGCAGATTGGACGTGATACATTGGCTGATTACAAGCTGTATGCTGAGAATGGCAGAACACTTGAACACTCTATCGGTGTGAAAGCAATCAAGCGTGATGAGACAGATCCGTGCAAGGTTCTTGAATGGAAGATGTTCGAGTATTCGACTCTGACAAGCTGGGGAAGCAACCCTCAGACATTCCTTGTAAATCTCAAGTCAGGTACTCAGGAACAGGTTAAGGAGGCAGTTGAGTTCATCAGGAAAGCGTTCAGAAATACTGATTATTCGGAAGAACGATTAAAACAATATGATATGGAACTGAATCTTCTGCTTAAAGCAATTAATGGAGGTAACGTGGTTACTTGCCCGCATTGCGGACACCAGTTTGATTACGATGAACAACATGAGCATACATTTACTCAGCAGGTGCTTGACAATGCTGCCATGTATTCGAGCTGGCTTACTGACCGTATCGTAAGTCAGGAGATAGACAAACTGGAACCGGAAGTACGTGCAGAAGTTATTGCACTTATTGATTCCGTAAAGTCGGAAGGACTGGAGTTGACCGAGAAATCTGTACAGAACTTCATGGCATACGTCCGTTGTCCGGCATGTTATGGAAGAGTATATAGAAGTAACGCCTTGTTGCAGGATAATAGAACTAACATCTTCTCCGGAAAGTCTGAGCCGTCCAATGACACTCAGGATAAAACTGACGGTAAGCAAGAAGATGATAATGTTGAGAAAAAAGCCGCTGATAGCACTTCTTTCTTTGGTAAACTGAATGAGGTATTTAGTAATAATTATTAAAATTTTGATTGAAAATGAAGAAATTTACAGTTGCGGATTTTGGTCTTAAGACTGACGGCCTGCCTCAGGATCAGGCTACATTTATGAATAACATCGCAAATATGATGTGTAATGTCATTAACAAGGCGATTGAAGGTGTTATTTCTCCTGATGATATGGAAAGCAGATTGAAGTCTCTCAACGAAAAGTTTAACGGATATGACGATGAGAAGTTCAAGCAGCTTGCCAAGGATAACGAGGAACTCATTAAAACGGTTAAAGGTCTTGGTGAGACTATCGAGAAGCTGAAATCTAAAGGTATCGGAATGGAAGTCATCAACAAGTTTGATGAGAAGTTGAACGAAATGCTTGATTCAGAGAAATTCAAGGAGTTCGCTTCTGGAAACTGCCGTAAGTCAGGTGTGTTCGAAGGTTTCTGCTTGAAGGATATTGTTTCCATGACTGATAACTATAGCGGTGACCATCTGATTACTCAACAGCAGAACAGGGTTGTATCACAGGTATCTAACAAACGTATTCATATGCGTGATGTATTGAATACATTGGAGGGCGATCCTAAATACCCTAACCTTGCATTTACTCAGGTATATGAATTCGACCGTAATGCGCGTTATGTAACAGAAAACGGAAGATTGCCTGAATCAAGTTTTAAGGCAAAGGAGGTACAGACAGGTACAAAACGTCTTGGAACTCACCTGAATATTTCCAAGAGAATGCTTAAGAGCCGTGTATTTATCCGCTCATTTATCTTGAAGATGTTACCTGAAGCTGTATTTCAGGCAGAAGATTGGAATATTCTGTTCGGTGACGGTAATGGAGAAAATCTGCTTGGTATTGCCAATCACAAAGGAGTTTATCCTGTTGAAACTATCATCTCTGAAGATTATGTTAGTGGTTCTGCTGGCTCTGTCAAATCAGTTTCAGGTTATAACTCTAATAAGGACACAGTCGTAGAGTTTACAAACCCTCAAGACCAGATTCTTGATGGTATGACTATCACATTTACTGGTGCTACTGTACTTACTGCTCTCAACAGCGCTAACCAGCTCGTGAAAATGAACGACCGCCAGATTTTGTTGAAAGGTGTAGCTTATACAGAGGAAACTTCAACATCATCAATGACCTTCAAGGTAAGTCATGGCGCATTTAAGTCAGTTGAGGAACCTAACTCTCTTGATGTCGTCAAAACTGGTTTTGCTGTGATGACATACGCACAGTACACACCGAATGCTATTGCGTTGAATCCTATCACAGTTAATGCTATGGAAAGTGAAAAGGATACAACAGGACGTAATCTTGGTATTATCCAGATGATAGGCGGTGTTAAATATATTGCAGGACGTCCTATTATTGAAACAAACAACATTCTTCCTGGTAAGTATCTGATTGGTGACTTTAATATAGCTGCAAATCTCGTGGATTACACCTTATTGTCTCTTGAATGGGCTGAAGATGTAGAAAGCAAGTTGAAGAATGAGATTGTCCTTATTGCTCAGGAAGAAGTTATCTTCCCTGTATATATGCCATGGGCATTTGCTTATGGTGACTTGGCAGCCTTGAAAGAAGCAATCACTAAATCTTAATGCTTATGTATTTGCTTAATGGAGAAAAGAAGGCTCTTGAATCTGTCATAAAGGAACAGCGTATCCGTATTGGCCGTGGGTTGATTTCTATCACCCCGGTCTCGGAAGCTGGACTTGTGTCTGAGGAAGATGTCGAAAAGGCATTAGAGAGCAAACAGAAGGTTATAGATGAGCTTTCTGTTGAGAATGAGAGTCAAAAAAAAGAAATTGATGAACTGAAAGCCAAACTGGCAGAACTTGATTCACATGTGGATGATCACAAAGATGTTGAAGACGCAGACTCTAAAGAAGTCGAGCAAACCGACACTAAAGAGGTTTCTGCCGAAGATGAAAAGGCAGCCGTTGTTCAGGACGAGAAAAAGGTTTCTGCTTCGAAAGCGAAAAAATAAGGAATTGCCATGTTGATTGATGTGTCATATTTTGTATCAGGCCCACGTCATATTCTAAACGCCTCAACGTCAAAGACTGCTGGTGCCGATTCAATGGCAGTAACCGGCCATATCGAAGAATATATTAAGAAGTTGCAGCCTGTTTTTCTTGAATCCATGCTCGGTGAGAAGGAAGCAGGTTATGCAATGGATTACCTTGATATGTCTGATGATGAAGGAAACGAAGATACTGAGCCGTCTAAGTATGAAATCGTATGCAACAAACTGAAAGAGCCTTTTGCTGATTACGTGCTGTTCCACATACTTCGTGATTCTTCATCGGAAGCTACAATAACCGGGAATGTCCGGCTGAAGTGTGCCAATGAGTACATTTCACCTGTCAATGCTCAGGTTATTGCATGGAACAGGATGGTTTCCGCCAATGTGAAGTTCATCCAGTGGGCGCGTGATTGTAATTGTCCGATTGACCTTGTCACACAGACTAACATGTTGATTAAGATTAACCAGTTCAATCTATGAAAGGTATCGTTGAGATTATTGGAGATGTAGTAAAGGAAATGAGTGGGAACCTTACAATCGTAATGCCTGCTGACATCGAGAATGACAGGTTCGAGGAAGTTAAGAATCCTGAACTGAACTACATATTTGGTTCGGCCCAGTATGTGAAGGATAAACTTGATGAATACAGCAAAGTACCTTCAACATCAGAACGTAAGTTCCCGCTTGTCGTACTGTTCTGTCCTGTAACAGAGAAGAGAGACAGTCTGGACTATTATTCAAAGGTTTCACTGAATATCCTTATAGCGTGTTCATCAACTAAGAGCTGGAGCAATGAACGGCGTCTGTATGCTTCCTTCATCAACATTCTTCGACCAATTTATGAAAGGCTGATTGAGGTAGTCAGAAATGATGGAAGGTTTGATATATACTATGACAGCATCGTTCCGCATGAATATTCTGAGAACTACTCGTATGGCAGATACGGAGCCTATACGGAATCCGGAGAGGAAGTGAGCGAGCCTATTGATGCCATAAATATACGCTCGATGGAATTAATTGTTAAAAATCAAAGTTGTAGGTAATGAGAAATATAAGAGTGTGCGAAAGCGCAGAAATGAATACAGGTGGTTCGGCCTGCAAGGTTGACTGGGGTAAGGTAAAAGGTGCAATACTTGTTGAGCATGGAGTAAAACTGCCGGCAAATATTACTGCCGATGAGTTGGAAAAAATGTGTCATGCTGACAGACCAGGCAGAATTTATCCAATCCATACGTTTGTCGAATATGCTAAAAGTGGGGGTGAAGCTCAGGTTAGTGCTGTTGGATACGGATCGAACCAGTTCAATGGCCTCAACGCACAGACAGATACTTTCACACTTCCTCGTTTCGACGAAATTCTGAACGCAAATCTGTTGCGTTGTGCTAACAAGGAATGGGATGTGTACTTCTGGGATTCCAACAGGATGCTTATCGGGTACAATGATGGAACGGATATTCTTGCCGGAATTCCGATGTCAACAGTATATCCAGGTGCCACACCGTTCAGCACAAGCAGTGCGAAGTCAAGCATGACGGCAAACTTCAGCCACATGGACGCTGAAGACAGCCAGCGTCATTTCGATTACACGAAACTTGATTTCAATCCTGCAAATGTGATTAAAGGATTGACTGAGGTCATGTTGGTTGAAAACGAAAGCAACAAATTCAAGATTATTGAATGTGTCGGTGGCTATGACAGAACTGCAGAATTTGCCACTGCATTGTCCTCAGGTGCATCCGAGGTATTTGAAGGGGTTACTTCTGCTTCGTATGAGGACGGTTATCTCACAATTACTCCTGGTGAAGGTGAGATTTCAGTTAAATCACCTTCTGTTCTGTACGAGAAAGATGTCAAATGGGTTGAATTTGTAAAAGTAGTTAAAGCAAAAGCATGATTGTAGATGGAGTCAATTTTGTGGAAAAGCAGGTCAAGATGATGTCGAAAAAGAAATTCATTGATACTCACATGACCTGTATCTGGCAGAAAGTTGCTGAGGAGAATCGAAGAAAGAAACTTTCTGACGTGTATGACCGGATTGCTGGTAAGTCTGTAAAGGATGCTGACGGTGAGTCTGCTGATAAGTGATGGTTTTGGTTGATTAAGCCGGGCGGAAGTCCGGCTTTAATTTTAATTGTATGTATGGCTGATTTCGAGAAATTGGAGAATGTGATAAACAGAATTGCATCAGGATTTGAAAAGTCATGTATGGATTGCCTTCAGGAAAACAATATAGAAATTGCAGACCTTGTAAGGGAACAGCTATATTCTGGTCTTGACGGTAATACAGACAGTCTGAGGCCTGGTTATTCTGATGATCCGTATTTTCATGAGACTACCTCCATATGGCATAACAATCCTGACGGATATATAGCATGGAAAAGGAAGATAACACCTCCGATAAAAAGTCCGAGACTGAATCTTCCTCCAAGGCCTGTTGATGTTCCTAACTTGTATATTACCGGTCCGTTCCATGAAAGTATCCGCGCATCTGTTGCAGGTGACACTCTTTCGATTGATACTGTGGGATTCGTTGATGGTCCTGACATAGTAAGGAAATACGGTAATGACATTCTGATGTTGGGAAAGGACGCAAGAGAGTATGTTGTACTTCAACTTCTCGAGCCTTTTTTGAAACGGTTTTTCAAACAATGTGGGTATAAATGATGGGATGCAGTTGTGAGAATAAGAGAATCATGTCAGACTATGAGCGTGTGGCCATGCTCGCAAAAAAAGCTGCCATGCTGGACGGATGCGTGTACGTTGTGTACAGGAAGAGTGACGGTACCTACTCGTTCGATAAGGAAGGTACCAAGGTGGATGGCGTTATTGTTGAATATAAACATTACTTGTGATGGGAAATTTGAAATTGAAGGATTTCGTCGATGAGGAATCATTGAAGAAGTTGCAGGAACTTAGGAGTACAATATCAGATGTAAGGCAGGATTACAAGGATGCTGCCTCGGAACTTATCAAGGGACTTACTGTTGACGTCAAGGTAAAGGGAGATATTGACAAGTTACAGGCCATATATAATACTCAGGCTAAGAACGTATCTTCCGCATCAGAAAAACTTACTGATGCATTCAGTCGTCAAGCAGAGGTCGCTGAACAACTGATGAAGAAAATCAAGGAGAAGGCAGATGCAGAAAAGCTGAGTACCAAAGAGGTTAAGGAGTTGTCAAAGGCATCAGCAGAAGCATCCAAGGCAATGCAGCAGGCTGCTAAGGCTGAGGAAGCAATGAATAAGGCTCAGAAAGCTGCGAATACTACCAGAAAGGCTGCTGCCATGACCGAAGAGGAGCGAATCCGTTTCATCAAGGAATCTTTGGAGTTGGCAGACAAGGAGGTGCATAGTAAAGAAGAAGCTATAGAAGTGAACAAGCGTCTTCGTAAAGCGTCTAATATGTTGAAAGATACCGACGAGGATTACAGAAATACGCTCGGCAAGTTGAATTCTACAATCGGTGTAAATACTGATTACATAAAGCGTAACAGTGACCGTTACACGCAGCAGAAGATGACTATCGGTAGCTATAAGGAAGAAGTTAAAGCGGCCTGGATGGAACTTAACCATCTGAATGATTCCATGGGTAGCTTCGGAATCATATCAGGCAGTTTTGGCGACTCCCTTCAATCTCTTGGTAATGCAGGAAGTGTGCTTGAAGGTTTGTCCGGGTTTGGTAAGATATTCCAGAACAAGTGGCTTCTTGGTCTTGGAGCTGTTGGGGCTGCCGGTGCAGGGATAGGATGGTGGGTGAACTACAATAAGGGACTAACAGAAGCAACACGTCTTACACAGCAGTTCACTGAGAAGTCGGGAGAGGACTTGAAGGCTTACCGCACGGAAGTGCAGGCTATTGCAGACTTCTACGGTAAGGATTTCAAGGAGGTATTGATTGGTGCAAATGCTGTATCTAAGCAGTTTGGTATCTCCGCTGAAGAATCCCTGAAACTAATTCAGGACGGATTCATTGCCGGTGCTGATGCAAACGGTGAGTTCCTGGACACGCTAAGGGAGTATCCTGCATACTTTAAGGAAGCTGGGATAAGCGCTGAAACATTCATTGCTATTACTGCACAGGCAGCTAAGTCTGGTATCTATTCTGATAAGGGTGTGGACGTTATCAAGGAAGGTAATCTTCGTATCCGTGAAATGACAACAGCTACCGCAGCGGCACTTGAAGGAATCGGCATTTCGGCTGATGAGGTTCAGGAACAGTTGAAGTCCGGCCAGAAAACAACATTTGACATCATTCAGATGGTATCAGAGCGTCTGAATGAGTTGCCCGATAGTGCGTCTGTTGTCGGTACTGCATTGGCTGACATCTTCGGTGGTCCGGGTGAAGATGCTGGACTCCAGTATATACGCACATTGAAGGATATTAAGACTAACCTCGGAGATGTTAAGGCAGAAACAGGTGAATTAGGGAAAGCACAGGAAGATATGATTGAGAGCCAAAAGTTGCTTTCTAAGGAGTTGGCACTATTGTTTGATGCGACTGGAGGATCATTCGAAACGATGTCTGCAAAAATAAAGAGTTCTATTGCGTCAATGACTGCAGATTTGCTTTCATTTGTTCGTCGTGGGATTGAGAGCGTTGAGGAGCTTTCTGAGAGAGAAGAAAAGCAGGCCAGGGCTGAAGGAGAAAGGTATGCAGAGACTGACGTAATTAAACAATATGAGGAAATCAATAAGGCAAGAGAACAGTATGTCAAGCAGGGAATGTCAGAGGAAGAAGCATTTAAAAAGGCTAAGGAAGAACGGCTTGATATGATGAAAAGGTCTTTGAAATATGAAAAGCAAAATTTGGAGGAAGCTGTCAATATCAATAAAAAATACTATGACGAATATCAAAACGCAAGTCTGTGGAAACAGATGTTTGGAATTGACCGGACTAATTCCGCGATAAATTCTGACATTAGAAGCTCATGGGGTGAAAGGATGTCTGCAGAGAGGAATTACTCCAACATGAACAGACAGATTTCTCTAGTAGAAAGTTACCAGATGCCAGGAGCAAAAAGAAGTGCAGTTTCAGAGACAGCAGATGAAAAATCATCACGCCTTGAAGCCGAAAAATCATTGCAGGAGTCACGTATTGCCTTGATGGAAGAAGGACTTGATAAGGAACTGGCCACAATCCGCTATGGTTACCAGCAGAAGATTGATGCCGTAAAAGGTAATTCATCCGCAGAAATGGCATTGAGAAAATCGTTACTTCAAGAAATGAACAACGAATTGTCGAAGGCTTCTGAGGAGTATGAAAAGAATCGTGCAAGTATTGACCTTCAGAATCGTCTTGCTTCCGTTGAGGAAGGTAGTGAGGAAGAAATGTCCTTGCGTCTTGAGATACTTGATAAGCAGAAGGAAGAAGAAATGAAGGCTGCTGAAAGTAATGGAGCCGATGTAAGCCTCATCGAAAAGAAATACCTCAATGAAAAGCGTAAGATTTATGAGGAATATGCTGCTGATTCTGTTGATGAGATTTCTAAAGCTGCAGCAGCGGAACAGGTTGTAAGGAATGCACAATATAATTCCGACCTGAAAGAGTTGGAAAAGCTGCATGCCAAGAAACTTGTTTCGGATGAGGAATATGAGAAAAAGAAGGCTGATATAACAGAACGGTATTCTATTGATACCGCTAAGGCTGCTGTTGAATCGTTGGAGGAACAGATTTCTGTTGAAAATCTGAGCCAGGAAGATAGGGAAAAACTTGCCGAACAGCTTCAGAAAGCAAAGGCTGATTTGGCAAATGCTGAAGCTGATGCCGAGATTGCTGCAATCAAGAGGGTTCAGGATGAGGAAGAAGACTCGTATAAGAAAAGAATGAAGAATGCTCAGCGATGGATGGGGGTTGCGTCTGATGCTATTGGTGCGGTCGGAAGTCTCATGTCGACATTATATGAGCGCGATATTGACAATATTGAGAAGGAACAGGAGGCAAATGAGGAAGCGTACAATGCTGATGTTGAAAGAATTGAAGCACTTGCTGAAAGTGGAGCAATATCTGAGGAAGAAGCTGAGGTTCGTAAAAGAGCTGCTGAAGCTGAAACATCAAGGAAAAATGAGGAACTTGAGAAAAAGAAAGTTCAGTTACAGCAGAAACAGGCTAAGTGGGATAAAGCTGTACAGATTGCACAGACTGGAATTGCAACGGCGCGTGGTATAATGGAAGCATGGCAGTTAGGACCTGTTCTTGGAGCTATAATGGCTGGGGTAGTTGCTGCTATGGGTGCAGTTCAGGTTGCTACTATAGCAGCAACACCAATTCCTGCATACAAGGAAGGTACGAAGAACGGTGGCCATATTGGAGGATTGGCTATCGTTGGTGATGGTGGAAAGCAGGAGGTTGTTGTGTATGGAGGTAAGTCGTGGATAACTCCAGATGTTCCTACAGTGGTGGATTTACCGCGTGGTGCAGAGGTATTCCCTGATATAAATGAATTCGTTGGGAATGTAAGTATGAATCCTATATATGATTCAGGGACAAATAGCCCTGTTGTTGTTAATGATTATTCGGAATTATCTCGTGAAATGAAAGGAATTCGTGGAGAACTCAGGAAGATAATGACGATAATACATAAGGAAGCATACAACTCTAATTATGAACATTATAAAAGAACAAGATTATGATAGACACTTTAAGCAGGCTGAGTATGTTTGATTTCATTGAACTTCTTTGTGGAAACAGAGAAGTTCTTATTGAGGAAGGTGATAATGAATCCATGCTGGAAAATGTGGCTTCAGAATTGATATATCAGTATCAGTGCATAGTGAATCCTTCAGGTGTTGAGTCTGAGATTCTTTACAAGGAAGAGAAAATCAAGATTAATTACAGGATAACTATTGCAAAGATATTGAAGGCGCTTATTAGCATAAACGCTGTAGATGATGTTGTTGGACTTCTGTCAGAAATGGGAATTACTGGTATTGAGCGTGAAAAGATTCCCGCAAGAATAGACCGTATGATTGCAGAAGCTGAGTACATGAGAAAGAGGATTGAGGATACTTCTTCTGCTGATAGAAAGAGTAATACTCCAGATGATGTACGTGCGTCATTTGACCGGGAAATAGCTTTTCTTATGACTTACTTCAAAATGAATATTGACACAAGAATCATTACTGCAGGTGTATATGCTAATATGGTTCATCAGGCAGATGTGGAAATTAAAAGAAAATTGCATCGTTAGATAACTTTTTTGCTCGTTGTCGAATTTTTTCACATGTTCTTAGTAACACGATTAGACACTAATAATCGTAATGAATATGGAAGAAAAATTCGACAATGTGGCTTTATTGCCTGTAATTAATGAGAAATGTGATATAATAATTCACCTTTTATCATCACTTTGCGACAATCCTGATTTCCTTATAGACTTGCTCAGGAAGAGTGCTGAGAAGCAGAACCGGTTTTCATCATCTGGAATGAAAATATTGCGTGGTCATGGGTGTGGAGCAAATAGTGATTGAGCAATATCAGTGGATATTGGGAATGGCGAGGAAATACTGTAGGAATATAATGGATGCAGAAGATCTTGCCGAGGAAACCATATATAAGATTCTTTCCAACAAAAGGAAATTTGATTCCTCAAAAAGTTTCAGGCCATGGTGCAGCGTTATAATGCTGAACACATACATAACTGCTTACAATCATGATTTGCTTATCCGGTTTGATTCTGAGGAAAAGGCCGATTATGTACATTCTTATTTCGATGCCGAAAATGAAACGCTAAAGAATGAACTTTATGGAATAATTGAAAAGTGCAGGTGCAAATCATGCTCAGTAGATTGTGCTGTAATGTATGCAGAAGGATACTCTTATGAAGAGATAGCGAAAAAGATGAATATACCTGCAGGAACTGTTCGTAGCCGAATCTCATATGCCAGGGAAATGATACGTAAATGTATTGGAAAATAATAAGTTAATAATGGTTTGACGTATTAAAATGGCGAAGTTTACGATTGCATATATAGTCAATCTGAACTATCTTTATAGTACAATTAAAATATAAGTCAAACCAAATATTAACATTATGGAAAAGAGTAATTTTCGAGTAAGAGTGATGAAGTATGCACACCAGTTAGCAAAAACAACAGAATACACGTGGAAAATCTGTCTTATCAAGGCATGGGAGTTATACAGACTTGCAAAAAAAATGAGAAGAGGCATTGTTAAATTTGCGTTCCAGAAAGTTGACGGAAGCATCAGACACGCTTCTGGAACATTGTACAATCTTCCTGCCGGAACATCAATTCACGGAAAAAAACTGACAAAGCCAAGTTATAAGACATTTGCCTACTTTGATGTAGATAAAGGAGAGATGAGATGTTTTAAGATTGAAAACCTTGTAACTGTTTATTGATATGGAAAGTTTTATTGTTACCACTTCCGGGGAAGTATCATTTACTTTCCCGGCAAATGGGAGTGATTTCTCGTTGAAAGAATTGAAGGATTCTGTTAATGGATATATAGAGATTGTTCCGATAAGAAAGAATGTAGGTCCTTTGATTTTTAAGGAATTTGATAAGGAGGGGTTTGCAATTAAATTGACTGATGAATATGTTATGGTTGTTAACTCTGATGGAAAACTGGAGTCTCAGCCGTTCAATTATGTAGCAACCGTCCTGGCAACAGCATCAGAATCTGTTATGCCTGGAGATTGGATTGCTGGAGATGTTCTTATCTGTAGAAGTAGTATGATTAGATAACTTTGGGTTTTCTCAAATTGTTGTATTTCAGCTTCTTATTTATTTTCATAGGCGTAGGATTTTAGGCAAATCGACTAAGGTTTGCCTATTTTTATAAATTTGAAAATGAAATAGAAACGAGATGATCTGTAGATATTTTTTACATATAGATTCAGAGGTAATAGATGTCTCAAACATGATTGAAAATCTGTCTGACATCAAGATAACATATACTCGCACTGGGTTGAATGGTGTGTCAAGAAAGTGTGGAAGCACACTCAAGTTTGTATCAGATGCAAGAGATATGTTGGTCGGACTGTTTTCTCGTGATGGAGTCAATGCAAACGCTTCTTTTTCTATATCTCGTACAACTAATAACTGGGAGCTGGAAGAAGCATTTGTGTGTCAGCTTGATTTCTCATCATTTTCGTATGATTCATATTCAGCCAGTATATCATGTCTGGATAATGGTATTGAATCAGTATTAAACGCTAATAAGGGCACCACGTATGAGTTTTTTGTAGACGAATTGAAGGCTGATAAAAAACTGAATTACGATGGTGTTATAATCAGGAATGAGAAGGTATGTATATTATCCGGTGAAACAGTAGAAGGAGAATCTTACACAAGGAAAGAGTTTGACAACAGGGTTCCGGACTGGTGGTGGATACCGTATATCGGGACTACAGATTCAGGTTCTGAAATTCATAACAAGTCATTTGTTTTTCAGGACCAGTCTGAATCTATGCCTTCGGTTTCAGGTGACAACACAGGATGGGGATTCCCAGCAAATCCTTGTAATACAAGCTGGTTTTTGGAATGTCTGCGAGACAATACTATAACAATTGATTTTAGTACCATAGAGTTCTCAAATAGTAATCAGTTTGCGTTTGCTTTGTTCAAGATTGATATAAAAGGTCAAATACAACCTCTCACATGTGGATATTCTAATATGCTGTCGCTTGATTCAAATACGAGACCTGATTCGATTAAGTGGACCGGTCAGTTGAAGAAAGGTGAAAAGCTTCAGTATGCTGTATTTAACCATAATCCTTTAAAGGAAACTCATGCAGATTTGTCCAGCTTGCGAATAAACACTGGTGAATGCGGAGCATCATGGGACGAAAGGGGTGACAGTTACCAGATTGAGATTGTAAGGCCTGTTACATTGCTTAATGCGATATTGAAAAAGATATTTCCGGAAAAGGACGTTACCGGATCAATAACAGAAAGTGTATCAGGGACTGCTAACAGCAGGTTGAAGAACTCTTGTCTTGTTGCAGCTGAGAGTATCCGAGAAATGGCTACTCCACGCATCTATACATCTTTCTCGAAGTTCTGCGAATATATGGAAGCAGTATATGGATACGTATATGTAATTGATGAAAATGATGTCCGATTTGTACACAGGAGTGAACTTTTTAGTACTGATAATAAGATTGTCATAGGAAATGTGTCTGAATTTAATTACTCGGCAGCTTCTGACAGAATATATTCGACCGTACAGGTTGGGTATGAAAAACAGGATTATGACTTTGGTAACAATGGTTCTGATGAATTCAATTTCAACAATACATATACTACCGGATGTACTATTAAGGATTCAAAACTGAGTCTTATATCCCCATATAGGGCAGATTGCTATGGTTTCGTTGAATTGGCAGAGAAAAGAAATCAGGATTCAACCACAACGGACAGTGACCAGCAGATATTCATTGTGTGTGCAGTTGAAAATGAATCAGGATATGATCTTGACAGAAGTGTAGATGTTCAGGGTACATATACATACTCAGTGTTCAATGCTCTTCTGGCACCGCTTTATATGATTGAGGCTAATATGAGTTATTTATCCTCATTTGCCGGGAAGCTGACATTTGCATCATCGGAAGGGAACTCGGATATTGTGATTGGAGGAAAGAAAGTAAGCGAAGATATTCAACTTGGTGTGCCCATGTTTGGTCGTGGCGACATATCTTTTTCTATGGGTAATGTCCTGATAGAAGCTGACTGGAATGTTTCATGCATTGAACTTGAATTTGATGGTAAGAATATTATAGGTGCTGTCAAGAGTATGGAATATACCCTTGCCAATATTGAAGAGGTAAAGTATGAATTAATAGAATTAAAGTAACATGTATAGGATTAGCCCGTTTACCCCATTGTTCTTCAATATGAATTCGGATACAAGTTCGTATCCAAGCCGGTATGTGCAGATATTTTCTCCATCTGACCAGATAATGGTACAAGTTATAGCACAGTATGAGTCGAGAAAGATAACAGGTAAGATTATCAATGTAAATACAGGAACTGAGACAGAGATAAACTGGAGTGTATGGAGTCTTAACAGCCATGACACTGTGTACTATTATGTTATTACCTCGCTTTCTGAAGGTTACTATGTTGTTGATATTAATGGGATAGAATCAGACGTATTCAGGATAACATCGGATGAATCCGTATTGAAAAATACCACATTGATACAATATTCGATGAAGGACAACAAGAGCCGGCAGGATGGTGTGTTCTGGATTTCTGACAACCAGTTTTTCTTCGACTGGCGTGCTCCTGGTGGATTCATGGATGATGATTGGTCATTTGGCGTTACCAATGAGCAATATACGGATTCGGATTATAATGTATCAGAGATATATTCAAGGGAGTTCACATACAAGTCATTTACGCTTGGGAATTCACTTGGATGCCCGATATGGTATGCAGACCTGTTGAACAGGATACTTTCATGTACGTATGTGTATTTTAACGGTGAACGCTACATAAGGATGGAATCAAGCGTTCCAGAGGTTAATAAGGTAATTGATAGCAGACGAAGTTATGTGTTCAAACAGGCACTTACATTCGTTGATGTTGTTGATAATTCTGAGAGTGATAACATTATGAAGATAAGAAGGGTGGATGATTCTACTTTTCGTAAAGTTTCTAATAGGTTGTTGACGGTATGACGGACGAGGAAATTAAAGTTATAACAGAAACTGTAATCGAGCAGATCAAGAGGGACAGCGTAAATATAGATGAACTTACTCAGACCAATGCGCTGTCAGGAGATGATATGCTCGAACTGAATAAGGGTCGGAAAGTATCACTTGATGATTTGCGTACATTTATCAGAGGAATTGGAATATACCTTGAGATAATAGCTAAAAATGATGATACAATTCCTACAGATAGTAATGTGTTTTCTTCTCTGAGAACACTTAGTGAAATCTCAAAAAATAATGAGAATCTGAAGAAGATGTTCCTCCGTAAAGACCAGTCGGACGGAACTAACTTCTTGTTGAAGTTCGGTGAGTTCATTGATTCAATGATTGCCGGGAAGGGTGCCGGAATATTTCCCGACGGTCGTGGGCAGTTCGAGAAGCTCGAGGTTCGTTCATCTTTAATCGTAAAAGAACTGATATATAACCGTTGGTTCGCGCAGGAAGGTAATGTGACATACTCCGAAGCCGGCACAATCGAACGGATTGAACTTCTTGAAGACGGCACGTATGACTTGTATCTCCGCCGCAGATGGGATAATGATATTACGGCATTCAAGGAACAGGACGTAAGTTACGGATCAGTGAATAATCTGAACTCTACTGGAGAGTATTATGACAGCTGGTTCCGTGTTCTTAGTGTGATGCAGGCAGAAAACAAACTGAATGTCATACTCTATCCGGACGAAGAGGTGCCTGGAGGTAAGAACTATCCTCCAGCTGTCGGTATGGTGATTACACGTCGTGGCAATGCGGTAGACGAAGAACGGCAAGGGTTCTGGTATATATCCAGCTATGAAGGCTGTCTTTGCATGCTGGATGGTGTCACAAAGCCCGTGCTGGAAGAATCTAATTACAGCATCATTATCGGAAAACTAAAGCGATTGGAACTGTTCGATAACCTCCCAATCAACTACCGGCATAGCTATGTGTATTGTCGTGGTATCGCTATCCAGGACTTGATGCGGATAGACTATCAAGGTGTGGTTGTCGTACAGCTTAACGACCGTGGGTTCTGGTCGCTGGAGGTAGCTCAAAGTGATAATCCTTATACGTCCGGTAAGGAAATGGTCGATACGGTATGGCATTACGGATGTCGCTGGAAATGCCTTGTCACCGGAACGACGGATGAACCTCGATATGCAAGTACCGGATGGGCAATGATAGAAGGTAATCCTGAATTTACGATAGATATAGAAGCTGATAACGGATGGGTAATAGATGACACGGAATTGGTGGAGGATACTGTCATAAGAACTATAACCCTGTCTGGTAAACTGTACAATGGTGATGTGACGGAGCATATCTTAGATTCAGATGTGACATGGACGCGTGATACAGGCAATGTTGCAGAGGATAATGCCTGGGCAATCAAGAGAGCTGATGCAGGGAAAACACTAACTATCACTCTCGATGATTTAGGGATTGAGTTTACGCAGAAAGGACTTTGTTCATTTAAAGCTACAGCCTTGTTAAGAGATGGACAGGATGTACAAAAAGCCGAGATTGAAAAAAGTTTTTGATATAAAATTAATAAAATATGAATCAAGTGAAATTTTTAAAAGTCTATGGAATTGTTTTCAGATGTGGTAACACCGAAAAAACAAGATTTGTTGAGACTGAAGAGGACATTAGTTATAATATTAAGCGTGCTGTAGAGTTATTGGCCAATCAGGGTGTGATTGCTGATGAAATCTTGCAGATTGCAGAACTTAATCAAAGAAAAGTATATGAAATTAGCAAGTAAAAAGAAAAGTCTTAACATCAACTACCGCCCTCTACAGGCAAGCGTAAGTATGCAGGTGGTAACAAGTGTTCCGGACAGACAGTTCTATTCGGCCATGGATAAGTCTTTTACCCCCGACTACACGCTTACCCCGCTTACTCTGTTCCCTCGCTGTGCGGCGGTAGACGTTGATTCCACGTCGGCTGCGAAGGCGATAAACTCAGAACTTACAAACATGAAGTGGTATGAGAGTATCGGCGGTGTACAGAAACTGATAAGCAGCGGTACGGATTATGTGATTACGCAGACTGGAGAAAACAAGGGGCAGATACAGGTCAAGAAAAATTCAAGTATAGCGAATCCCATCACTCTTGAATTTTCTGCTGAATATGTGGATACACGTACTAACCAGGTTTTGAAGTACACTACCAGCAAGGTTATTATTGTGTCCGACTCCAGTTCTCCCCAGCCGGTTTTGTCTCTTGATTCTCCGGATACGGTACAATGGTATCCTGTACGTGATGTCATAGAGCAGACTATTACCGCTAAGCTCATGGCCGGCGATAAAGACATTACTGATGATGAACGTGTAAAATTCTGGTGGTACCGGGTATTGTCTACAGGTGCGCTTGAAGAAATTGTCGATGGCAATGGAGATAATGACTGGGAGATTGTGTCAGTTAACAAGAACGTGCTTGTGGTTAACCGTGATTTTATCGGCGATGAGCAGGCTTATATATGCAAGGCGGCATACCGTGAGACAGGTTCCCTACCTGCCACTCCAGATACATTCGACCAGATTGCAACAACTCGTATTGTAAGGTATATACCACGGCTAGATTGTGACTTCAAAGGGGTAGTTACCGGATGTCCGGCTGGCACAAGCTATATCTATCCGCAGGGATATGTACGTGATTCGACAGGTGTAATTCAGAATCCGGAAGAATGGTTCAAGTTCATCTGGATGGGAAAGAATCCCGGCTCAAGTTCATACAGCCAGGTAGCTGAAGGTGCTAATCCTACAATCAAATTCGTGGAAGGGATGCTGCTTGACTTGCAGGTTGAAGATCGTGGGGCACAAGCAATATTGATTGACGATACAGACGAATCAGTATTGCAAGATGCGGATGGTAATGTTTTGTTTGACAGAATTAATAATTAGAATACTATGGCATATTACATTAAAGTGACGAAGAAGGTGGCCGATAAGATTGGTGCACCTGTAGAGAACCGTAACAAGACAGCGGACGGTAATATCCTGCTTTGGCAGGCAGATTTAAACATTATTCCGGGTGAAACTATATTTGATCGTGCGGCTTTTGTCGGTGGAGTGGCAATGACTGGTAATGATGCAAGGGGAGAGATTGATGGTACGGCCGAGCCTGCAGAAGTAACCATTCCTGAATATTATCAGGATGCTGACGGGGAAAATACACCGGATACAGATCATCCGGTTACGCTTCCTGCTGGAGAAGAAAACGGCGAGAATGTAACAGATGGTGAAACTGATAAAACAGAGTAATTATGAGTTTAGCAAGCAAAGTCGGACAGGTCGTATATCAGCGTAAGTCCGGAGTTTATATGCCTATGTTGCAGTGCGACAAGGGAGATTTGTATCAGAAATATCAGGGTGATCCTCAGAATCCGACTAATATTACTCCTGATTTTTCTACCCTTCTTCCTACGTTAAGCAACATTATTACATCATCAAGAGTTGCAGATGGGCTGGTTATTCCTAACCTGGTGAAGTGGTTCTTCAATGATACGGAACTGACATTCGGTAGCGATAACGTGTCTACCAATTCATTCAATGGTGAGACCGGTCATTTCAAGTCACTTCCTTATCAGAAGGGTACAAGAAACTATTATGGATTGCAGATTCTGAAGAATCTTGTAAAAGCAGCAGGTGCAGCTCCATGTACGATTAAGTCTGAAGCTACTGTGGCCGTAGGTAATACTTCGGACAAGATACAGACTGTATATGGTATTCCGATTACGGAAGGCACATCAAACGCTATTCGTGTGACGATTCAGGCTGGCGACAATAAATATTTTACGCTGGTATCAAACAATGATAGCTGCATCCTGCAGGCTGTAGCCAGGATAGGAACTGATGAGATTACTTCCGGATTGACATATAAATGGTATAGTCTTGTTTCCGGTGTATGGAAAGCGATATCAGGTCAGACAGCAAAAAACTTGACTGCTACAAACGATATGGTAGATTCTGTCGGACAATTCAAGGTTGAAGTCTATCAGAATGGTACGCTCATCGGCTCCGATGTACAGACAGTTACAGATGCTTCAGATCCCCTTGACATTATCCCCAATCCAAATCCGGAAAATGAAACCATTGAGGAGGGTTCGGATGGGACAGTTGTCTATAGCCCTATCCTAGTAAAGCGCGGCCAGACGACGAAGTTTAAAGACATGACGTTTTTCTTTGTCTTCATGGATGCAGCAGGCGTAATCCTTAATCCTTCCACTGCTGAAACAGCTTCTGCAACTGGAACAGTCACAGAAGATATGTGTCAGCAGGCATCCGGTAATGTAGCGGTAGTAATCACAACAGCAGAATAGTAGTATGACTATAGCTAGAAAAACAACTGAAGTTAAGTATGTTCGTAAGATACGTTTTATTACGTATCCGGCAGGTCGCTACGACCCAAACACGAGTTATGTGTGTACGGAAGCTGCTGGTCCATTTGTCGAGCAGGAGGGACAGTATTATGCCATGTATAAGCAAGGGACCTGGCTTGGAAGCAGTATCGGACGGACGCCAAAAGAAGATTATGCCCAATATGGATCTGATGCAACTTGGAGACTGATGGATAAATATAAGGCATTAATCGTTGAAATGTTTTTTGCTGATTATGCAAAACTTGGTTCAGCTATATTCCTCGGTGACTATATGTTTAGTCAATATGGTGTAAAGAATGGAGTACAAAGTAATGAATATCAAAATTTTAATCCTGATAATATTGATTTATTTCGACCTAATGTATTTATAGATTGGCTTAATGGATATATTGAGGCAGCTAATTGCAAGATTAATGGTGAAATAAATTCTAGAAAAGGTTCTATTGGTGGTTTTGAAATTGGTTATAATAGGATTGGCATATCAGAAGGAATTTCAGGGAATAATGATGGTATGTTCCTTTATCCAAACGTCTTAGGATTCAATAATGGGAACAAACAGGTTTTGGTTGGGCCTTTTAGTAATTTAGGATATGAGGCTCTTGCCCGATTTCAAGATACGGTGAGTTCATCTTTCTCTAAATATGGTGTATTGTTCAATATAACTGGAGGTTATAAGAACTTTGCTTTTTCTGGTAAGGGTGATGGGGTGCTGAATGGACTAATGACAGGTTATAAATTGTGGCTTGTAACATCTCGGAATGGAAATTCACTATTAACAATCGATAAAATCGAGGACAATACCTTGATTTATAATTGTGCTCATAACAGTGCATACATAAGTCTTCCAACTATTAATGCTATTCAATCTGCGCTCAATATAGGTTCTTCTGAAAATTTTGGTATAATTTACACAGTTGTATCATTTCCTAAAAGTACGTATGGAAGTAGAGTCTATGGGAAAAGTACAGAATTTTCTTCTAGTAGTTATCCTGAACTGTTTAATCAGAATGGTGATACTATAAGTTTTGTAACTCTTAATAAAGGGGCTAGTCTTAGATTTTATATTGGTAGAGATAATGGTCAATATATAGCTTTCCAGTGTTAGGATTATAAATTAACTATGAATTGTCAATAATTAATCTATTAAAATTAACAATTATGATACAGAAAAAATCTTTAAAAGATGCGATACAAAATCCGGAGATAATATCAGTTGTGGGAGGACTACTACCAATTGTAAGCAAAGATTCAAACGGTCTTGTGAGTCGGTCTAATTATCAATCTTTCCCTAAAAATTATTCTAT